AATTTACCGGCCTGTGCTGCTTCTTCGATAGAAACGGCAACTGACTGTTTATACAAGGTTAAAGCCTATTTTGTTAGTTACTTGTATGTTATTCTTTAATTCTTGTAGTTTTTCACTACGTCTTACCGCTTTCATAATAGCATATTATTTTCACTTTTTGAAGTACAAAAAGAGCCCAAGATTACATTAAAACTTGGACTCTCTTAATAGGAGAAATTATAGACAGCCTGTACAGGCTACATATCAATTTATCATTATAAAACTTAACTGCGTGTTAAGTTCTCTTGCTACGTTAAATACAATTATATAAGTGCCTTGTACTTCGTTTACCTGTATTGTGTAATCTGTTTGCTGGCACAATAAACCATTTGAGTATACCTGCAGAATAGTAGCCGGTGTAAAATTATAGCTTGCCGGGATTTCAAAATAGCTTTGTCCGCTTGCATATCCTGTTTGCACAGTATCATATCGTCTGTAATTGATTGTCGGAGTATCTACTATTCCTTTAGCATATGTCCTGCTGTCAGTTATATTTGTATCACTTAAGCTCGTTGCACCTGCTTCTATATACACATCATATAGCCTAAGTTCGTATATATCATTGTTTTTAGTAAGATCAGGCGCAAGCGGAGCGGCTGACGGTATTCCGTCAATAGTAACTATTTTTACAACTCTATCAAGTCTGCTGTATCTAAGCACAATACTCGATATTCGAGGAAGTGTTGCATGAGCTGTAGTTATAGGCAAATTTAAAACAGTTGTATTAATGTACCAATGCCCTTTAACCAACGCCTTACCTGTTTCAACATTAATACTTAAGCCGTCAGCAACTGCTACATTGAGTGCATTTTCATACATTCTGAACACACCATCCGACAACATACCATTGAAAATATTATTTACATCGTCGGAACAATATACCCTGTCAGGCGTTCCATTATTTACGATTGCATCAAAAAAACCATATTTTTCCATATGTACCTCTCTTTCTAATTCCATGAGCCAAACGTAGGGATTATGCACTCTCCCTCGTTACTATTGCTTTCTATTACGCCTATTATTCGTGTATTTGACGTTATCTCATACATATTACTTACTGTTACTATGTCTCCTAGCTCAAAGTCTCTGCCGTAAATATACATGTTCATTGTCTCTATTTCACCCTCAAACATTTCTATCTGTTTATTATCCTGTAATTTTTCTATAGCATCTTGTTTTAGTAGCTCTAAATATTCACTATCTGAAATATCGCCATTATTGCTAGAAACATTACGTGCATCCACATATAGCTCATATCTATTAAGTCCCGTATATTCGCTGGAATATACTGTTGTACGCTTTCTCGCTGTACCTTCGCCCTCTCCTGCCACAAGAGCTACATTCTTATAGTTACTGTAATCTACTGAATATGTGCTGTTTAAAATATTCTCGTTGTCTGGACTAAATATTACATGTGCATTATCAGTTTGACCCACCGAGCGATTAACACCTTTATAGAACTCAATTTCAATGCTTCTATTGTTATTAACATAAGCTCTCCAGCCTATTCCATAAGCTGTTAGTACACTGACTATATACTCACTTAGATTATCCCCTGTGACCTGCTGTGCCATAGTTTCTGTAAAACCTTTTGTTTTCGCAAGTCCAACATTATCTATCTTTCTTGTTTCGTCTGCAGGGTTTATAATATTTTCAATCAACAATCGTCTAAGCTCTGTTTCTACTTTTCCGTTAAGATTAGTTTGATTCCAGATTATCCTAAGGCTTGTAAGTGCTCTTAAATCTCTACCTGTTATCAGCATTTTATCTTCATTTTCAACGTCTGTCTGTGTCTCAACTTTTTCTATAATCATAACATTGTACATGAAATCGCCTATAATATCTTTGTCTCTGACTAAGTAGTTGCCACGCTTTAATATTTTTAAATTATCACAACTTGCTGATATATATAATTCAAAGTCTGATATATCAAAATATTTAATATTCCAAATACAGCTCTCATATTCATCTATTGTTTTAATACGTTCATATCTACTATTAAGTACATATATATCCATATATATCAAACTCCTTCATATTCGCTTGTGTATGTTATTATCGTTTCCATTATGTCAGCTCCTACGTCTGCTGCTTGTATAATATGATTTGCTCCCGGTTGTAACTGAATCCATTTTGATGAATTATCTATGCTATTAATAATATTTGATGTAACACCTTTGTACGTTTTAATCGCCGTCTTACGCCCACGCCTTGTATCTATTGTTATCACATCATTCAGCTTAAAATTACCTTTGATTTTAATATGTTTGTTTGATTCCTGATGATATAGTACCGGATTAACTACTTCTCCTTTACATGTTATTTCACAAACAATACCAATTTCATCATCCGACTCATTGTTGATAAGGACCGACATATCACTATTAACCGTTCCGAATTCAAGCGGTTTAATTAGTATTGCGGCTGCTATTTTATGTACGTTTTCATTAAAATAAATCTTCAACTCCTTATCAGTTACAATATTGTTAAGCACTGTCTGTAAATAGTTAGGAAGCTGTAGAATATTTTGACATGAAGGCAGTAGTATTGACACATTATGAGATTTTAACCATGTTTTGAAATCATTTAAACTTGCTATAGAATTATCAGTTTTAAAACAGATACAAGTATTTTTGTTGCTATTAATAACAGTAAATTGATTCTCAATCATGCTTTCATAATTCTTAGCGTATGTAAAATGCGAGCATAATGCCGGAAGTATTTCCAAATCATTTTCTCTCATTTCAACAACATATATATATTTATCACTGTCCTGCTGCCATGATGTTTCCTCTCCTGTCAGCGTTATCAGTTGTGTATTACGTTCTATATACCATGTATTATTATTACAGCTCAATTTATCTGTATATTTATCCGTTAATCTGAAAAGGCGTGTATCATTTATGCTATCATCAGATGCTATGCTTACATTATCCGGTGCAGGTGTCCAATCTGTAGCTATATCACCCTGTTCTAATTTGACATGATACAAATGATATATACCAGGCTGAAAAGAGAAGCGCATCGCACCGTCAACTGCTTCTGATACTTCAAAAGTATAAATATACTTAGTCCAATCCGTGCCGGTCATAACAACTGCTTTAAAATCATCTGATTCTAAATCTACATAGTTTTGAATGTTTGATTTTATGTAAAACTGTAATGTATATTTACCTGTACAATTAATACAGTCAGACAATCTTAACGTAGCCGGTGCATCAATATATACTTCTGTACATTCCTCAGTAACTCCTTGGGGACTAACTTGTTTATTGTTCTGCATATATGACATATTGTTACTCCTTTTTATATGGCTTTAATGCACCTAAAATCAACCCAATCGGCATCTATTTCTACCGCTTGTGTTGCATATCCTATGATGTAATATGTTGTATCTGATTCCCAATTACATATAAGTATACCATTCATACAGTGAGATTTAGAATTACCCAAATAAGTTACACTATCCTGATATGAATAAACCGGATAAGTCAAAGATTGTGTATCTCTAACACATACCGAAAACTGCTCTCCTACTGACATTGAACATCTATAGTGTGGTAGAAATAGATACACACCTTTTTTTACTATTTTAAACGAAGCCAAGACCGTATTGGTACTTTTGGCAAGGCTGCTTGTCTTTTTAACGTAGTCAGTGTAAAATTGGGTGCCTGCTCCTATTAAATTATTGTTTATATCTATTACAGTATCTTTAAGGCTACTTGCGTTTACTATCTGCTCTACTGTAGCCTGACATATTTTTCCGTCTATGTTTATTAATATTTTATCCTCTGATTTAACACTTTGTGCTATTTCTTCATCTGTCAGCTTTTTAAAATTATATCCCATGTTTAATACCTCTCTTATTCATATAATACGTTATTATCACTATCCATATATAGCGTGTTATCTGTATCTGTATAGATTTTATTTACAATATAATTATTCTCATCTATCAGATCTGCTCCGCCATGTACTAAGTTCGCATTAGTCATTTTGCCATCCAACGGGATTTTGATATTCGTTATACGCCCGGCTGTTTCAAAATTTAAAAATGCAAAATAACCACTGCCACTCATTTCCCCTAATCCGGAGATTTCAACAGGATTATCCGGAGATGGCGTAACATATATTGTCTCAGGTTCAGCAAGAAAATAATTAAAATTTATAACAGCTCTTTCAAGACCAGTAATTTCAAGCATTTCATTAGCTGTACCTGCACTAAGTTCTGTGTTAAATGGAAAATAAAATGCGTCTTTAACATCAGCATTTTTTACTTTATTTTCACTTTTTGATATAAAATTGGGTTGTGGACAGATAATACTTACCTGTGCTGTCTGATTCTGGCTAAAATGGTCCAGGTCAAAAGACTCAACATATCCATCTGCATACACATCTCTACTGTTATTTTTAAAATAAATCCGGATAAAATCGTCAGATTTTATATACTTATAAAGGCTGATTCGATTAGCTTCAACCGGTTCATTAACATATATAGTGAGCACTATGTTACGCTTCTGCTTCCGGGATGTAATATATTTTTCTCCGCTATAATTAGCCACAGAAGTCGTTATTATATTTGATGTTACCGGACTTAAGCCGGTAACTATAACGTTGTAATTAGGATTATCTGTTAACTTAAGCTGATTTCCGTATTTATTTTCTATTATCAATTCATAGCTCATACACTACCTCCAACAGCATAATTAAACTGATTTTTTGTCTGTCTGTAGATTTCCAAACGGCTCAATGCTTTAGGACTGTTATTTGTCTGACTAAAGTTATAGTTATTAGTAACCTGTGTTGTCTTGCTAACCGTCCCACCTGTGTTGTAATCATTCATAAGACCACTTCTTATTATTCCGATATCATCAGGTGTTTCAAGACCCGTATTAAAGTTATCTACTAAGCTGCTGCCAACGGCTTTAACTTTATATCCAAGTGCTGATATATTCTTATCTACACCATTTCCAAATCCACGAAGGAAATAGTCTGCACTCTTCTCTGTATATTTAGATGGCGAGTGTTCTCCAAGACTTGTATTAAACCACCCCATTATTCTTTTACCAACGCCTGTAACAGCATTTCCTAGTTTTTTTAATACGCTGTTATCGCCTAACTTGTTGATAAAACCCTGTATAAAGTTGTCTCCGCTGTTTTCTGTTGCTTGTCTGATTTCACTTGTCTTTGACTTTATTACATCTATTATGCCTTGTACTGCTTTTAAACTGCTTTCTTTTGACTTATCCTCAAATCTGCCAAGTTCTGTTATTGAAGCATTAACCATGTCACTTGCTGTATCTACCATTTCTTGTGTAACGCCAGGTGCGCCTGCTTCTATTGCTTTTTTCAAATTCTCATAGTTCGTGCGCATGTTTTCAACCTGTTTTTCAAGAGTTCTTCTGTTGCCTTCTTCTGCCGTGATAAAGTTATTAACCATTAAGTTGAGTGAATCATTTATTTTATCCACGTCTCCGGATATAATTGCAGAACTTAACCCCTCGTAATTTTTAATTGTAGAATTATATTTTATCCAATCATCTTCTGCCTCTTCTACTTTGCTACTGAGTGTTGTCTGTTTATCGGTCAACCCTTCTAACTTAGATTGAGCTCTTTCAAGTGCCGAGTTATAAGAGTCATTGATTTCATGCGCTGTCAATCCAATCAAGCTATGCTCTTTTGCATACTGGTCTATAGACATGTTCTTGATGTTATCATATTCTTCCTGCGCTGTTTTAACCTCATCTGTGACATTTTTAAGATCTGTCTGCGCTGCTGATAATGCGTTAAAAGCTTCTGTCTGCTTTGTAATAGCGTCTGTATAGAGCTGTTCATTTGCTTGTAATATAATTTGAGCTTTTTTAGTTTTGATTAAATCAAGCAATGACTGTTTCTGCTTGTCATAGTTGTCTATAATATTGCCTGTCATTGAAAGTTCTGTACCAAGAGCATTATTAAGCGTTGTTAATATAAAATTTGCTCTCTCTTCATATCCTTCTTTAACACGTCCGTTAGCATCTACAATTCCGTCCAATTCATCTACAAGATTCTGATAATATGCAAACTGTGCGGATGTATCTGATACAGACTTATCAACAGTATCTTTACTGTCCTTGTATGCCTGACTCAATTCATTAATCTTATCTACGTTTTTTTGTTCTTCATCTGTAAGTTTTGCGTAATGTTCCCTTACTTTGTCTCCTTCGTCTCTTAATGCAAAATAAGCACCTGTCAATAATCCTATTGTTGTAACTAAAGCTCCTGCAGGCGAACTAAGCTGTATACCGTTAAATATCTTTTGAGCCGTAGCTGAATTATCTATAGCCGTTTTTAAATTTTTATATGTACTAATCATAGTCACAACCGACTGAGTGAATTTTGCAATTTTATTGACAACAAATACGGTTGTTATTGTTACTCCTATTGCTTTTAAATGCTTCACAATTTTGTCACTGTTGTTGATACAGTAATCTGTAAATTTTTCTGCTTTGGGAATTAATTTTTCAGCAAAAGGCATGAGTAAATCCATTTTGATTGTACGTCCAATCTGTTCAAACTTACTCTTAACATTGTCATACTTAATCTTTTTAAGCTCTTCCATGCTTTTTGTTGTCTTTTTTATTTCACCTTGCGTATTAACAAGTGCTTTAACACCATCAATACCAAGGTCCTCCCACATGGTTCCAAACAGATCAACACCTGCTTGGTTACGTTTTACCTGGTTGTCCATATTGAGCAATGCTTCTAATGTTTTTTCAGAAGCTCTCTTCGCAGCTTCCCCACCTTCGTTAAATGCTTCTCTCATTTCGTCAGCATTAAGTCCTATGAGCTGAAAGCCTTCATCTGTAGATGCAGCCGTATCTTTTGTTCTGATGCCAAATTCTTTCATTGCATCACCTAGCTTGTCAACCGAGAACGTACCGGACTCTGCTCCATTTTTGAGTGAGTTGAAAAACTCCTCACTAGTATATCCAAGCTGTTTATAATGTACAGAATATTCATTAATTGTATCTAATAAATCTCCGTTTTTATCAAGACCTTGCTGGGCGCCCTGAACTATTAAGTTATAAGCCTCTTCTCCACTTATACCAAATTGCTCCATTAGCATATTAACAGCTCTCATGGACTCTTTAACGTCAAAATCGAATGTATCACGCAAAGCTATTGCATTTTCTGTCAAGTCTTTCAGCTTAGTAGGATCTACTTCCCCCGTTTGCTGTTTAATCTCTGCCATGGAGTCGGCTATATCATCCAGGCTCTCTCCGTAGTTATTTTTGTATAGATCATTAATGGCATCTTCAAATTCAGCCATGGACTCCGTAGCCACTCCTGTTTTAGCCTGAAATGAATCATAAGCCGCACCTGTCTCTATAACAATTTCTTTCATTGTATCTTTAACAGAGCTTGCAAGAGACTTTAACCCGTCTGCAATCAATGAGCTTATTGCTCCTTTCATGACAGTAAATGAGCCACTTGCTTTCTCTGCTGAATCTCCAACGTCTTCAATGTCTTTAGCTGCGTCTTCGGATTCATCACCTAACTTAGCGAGAATATCCTGATATTTTTTAATATCATTTGTTGTTCTGTTGACTGCTGCCTGTTGATTAGCTATCTTTATACGAAGCTCATCCGCTTCTGCTGAATTTTCACCATACTCTTTAGCTGTCAGTTGAAGCTGTCTTTTTAGTGCATCTAACTTTTTATTCTCATTCGCTAAAACTGTATCAAGCTGTGTAAGTTTTGCACTCACACCATCTGCATTATCAGCCCAATCACTCATACTGCTTGCTACTGATTTAAACTCTGCATTTGCAAGCCTAATCTGCCTGTTAGCTTCAGTTATTCCGCTCTTAAGTTCTGATATGTCGACTTTAAACTTTGTAGTTGTCTCGTTATTCTTCTTATTAGGCATTGAATTACTCCTTTAAAACCAATTATCTCCTGCAGGTTTCCGTATTATATTAGAATTAACATTCTTTTTCTGTCGCTTATTATGTTTATTAAGTCGACGAATCATAAGAAACACTTCTCTTGCTTTTTTCTCTCGCAAAGTTATAGGATCTAAATTACTAAATCTTTTACATAAATTAAGCGTAGTTTCAAACAGAATTTCGTATAGTGGGAGCTGTTCGTCCCCCTCGTTTAGTTTTTTTCGCCACCAAGGTTAAAAAGTTCATCAAAACTATACTTAAAAATCTCACTAAACAATGGTATAAGATCTCTGACTTTCGTTCGTCTGAGTTCCTCATCTGTTAGCTCTTCAAATATATCTTTGAGCAATGGTTTAACAAGTGGCAGTATTCTTATAACCATTTTCCCCAGCTCGTTTGCATTGTTAATTTTATCCAAATCAACTACATCTAATATATCTTCAATCGTGCCGTACTTAATATCATAAGTATCTGACATGTACGTTTTTTCAATTTCATTTTTATTGTATATATTTAACTTAAGTTCCATAATATTTCTCCTTTAAAAGCAAGGGGGCATATAGCCCCCTTTTAATTATACACTCACTTTAATTGTGTCCGGAGTCTGCACTTCTTCAAAGAAACTGCTTACATCCACTTTATTATATCTAGTGTCAACTATTATCCCTTTAGCTGACGCTTTCTTCCAGCCTGTAGCTGTTTTTTTCCCTTTTGTAAATTCATGTTCAGTATAAATACCTGTATACTGAATCTGTGTGTTGTTTGTTCCTGTACCGTTGTCCTCGGTAGCATTAGTCTCATCAGGTATATTAAACTGTCCTTTCAGACGCGTTACATACCTGTAAGCTCCGTCTGTGCCTTTCGTTCTGTACATAAGCGCGTAATAATCATTAGATCTAGGACTTTCAATCATCATACCTGTCTCATCATCAAACGCCCTTCCTGTAACCGCAGATAAAATTTCAAGTTCCGGTGGTGCTACTGTAAGTGTAATAGTGTCCGCCGACTCTGAACTGACTACGATAAGAGCTTTATTATCGTAGTAATGTGCTTCATTACTAGAATCTGTAGTCTTACCAATTTCAGCTACTGCTGATAACTTAAAAGGAGTGTCACAAGTGTAACCTGTGCTATCGTCTTTAGTGACTTTGGCAATATATAAATTGTCTACACCTCTGAACTCAAATACTTTCTGTCCTTCTTTTGACATATTATTAGTCCTCTCTTTCTTCTTTAATACTTAAATATAAAACATTAATGCCCCTGCCTATGTGAGTATTTTCATCACTTGCCACATCATAACCGTCTCCGGAAACAATAAAACCTTCTTTTTTAAGCTGCGAAACAGCGTCTCTTAGTTTGCTGTATGCAAAGTCAGGCGAGGTGCTATAAAAATTAACATCATAGTCATATACTGTACTCACAGTCTTGTTATCGTAATGGCTTTCATCAGAACTGCTGTTATTCCAAAATGTGAAAAAATTCTCCGGATAAGGTTTATCATCAGCAAGTGAACCTTGCCGCATTACCTCATAGCCAAAACTCTCTAATATTTCTATGAGTTTATCTTCCATTAGTTAGTGACCGCCCTTTCCAATATCTTATTTAATGTTTCCTGCTGTATTTCAGCTATTTTATCTCTTGTCTTCTTTCCATATATGTCATTGTACAGCTTCGTTGATTTTTTCATCCTCGGTGTACCATACAGTAACATAATGCTTGTAAGTCCTGATTTTTTCATATTGTAACCGACACTGATTTCTGCTACATTGCTTGTCCATTTCACGTTGTAATCCTGGTCTATAGACTTTGCTAATTCTCCTGTTGAATACCTTCCATGTGCAGGATAATTAGCTTTAATTGTATCTTTAATCAAATTGTCAGTTACTACTTTTTTGCTTTCTTTTTCAAGTTCTTCAATAGACTTATTGACGTTAGCTCCAGCATTTTCAAGATTTTTAATAAGCCTTTCAAGGTCTGTTTGGATTGTAATTTTATTTTTACTCATTAAGCACCACCTTTAACGGCTCGGACCTTAAATTGCAAATACTGATTAGACATGTTTATATTTTCAGGAGTTCCTATTATCTCATAAGGTACACCGCTTATTATCAATCGACAATCCGGTTTAATGTCTTCCCGATACCATGTCTGCACTACCCCGGTGTTTTCTATAACAGTCACACCGTTAGATGTGCTCTCAGTACCACCATAAGTTTTAAAGCTAATAAAGATTCCACCTTCTACAGAAGTATAAGTTTTAGTAAGCACTCCTTTAACCTTCTGCTCCGTAACCATCTGCAATTCAGCCGGGACAGAAAAAGGCAGGTTAGGTTTAAAATTAATCATGATTTTCACGCTCCTCGCTTAATGCTAACTGACTTACTCTCTGATAGAAATAGTCGCTAAAACCATTGTTAATATATAAATCTGCTACTCCTTTGCATATACAACCTGTAGCAAGAGTGGAATCTAAAAGGTATGCCGAGACTCCAGCATCAGCCATATAACATTTAGTGTCATCTAAAAAAATACCTAATGTTTCATCTAAGGCATTACCTTTGATATTAAGTGCTGCTTTAACTTTTTCAAGCTGTTCTGTTCTCGTCATCAGCTACCTCTCCACTCGGATAGTTTTCTGCTATAAATGTAATAACCTCTGCTGTGGTAGTTCCTGTCACTTTATCAACTGATTCTGCACAGCCTAATACCACCGCTAAATTTTTTAATGCTTCAACTGTTGTTACCATACATTACCTCTTACTTACTAATAATGAATACGCTATTCACATCTAAGAGCTTACCATCCATTATTGTTAAGCCTTTGCTAATCCACTTATTTTTATCATCATCATAGTAGCGTTTAAAGCCTATCTGTAAATTAGAATTAATTGCATAATTCTCAGGCTTTAAATAGATCATGTAAGGCTGACCCGTTGTGGCTATTGAGTAATCATAAAGTCCAAGATCTGACTCTATAAGCATTACTTCTTTACCATTGAAATGATATAAGTTAGTATTTGATTCTATGTCAAATACTTCTGTATAGAGTGGTCTATTATTTGAATCTTTCATTGTACAAATAAGGCTTTCCCATGTGTCAACAGTCATAATAATCAAACCGCCGGCTCTGTACGCAAGCGGAATCTTTGCAAATAACATTTTTCTCCACTTTGTCCAATCCTCGGCATCTTTTTCAACCATTTTAATCTTATTCTCTGTTTTAACTCTTGTATCTTTCAGCACTCCTAAAGGCTGTCCGCTCCCCGAACCATTAATAATAATTCGGTCAAATTCTCTGACAAAAGCTTCTGCCAAGAGCTTAGCAATTTCCTCTTCAAATATATCAAGTGCAAGAACAGAACTCAGTAAAGACTGTCCTATCCTAGCTTCTGCAATGTGATATCCAAACTGCACTGATGTCTTAACCTCAGGTGCTTTCTGTGTATCAGATGCTGTTGTTTCAGTAATCCATGACACCGTTGGAACCAAGTCTTCGATAGGAATTTCCACACCGCCCGGAACATTGAGTTTACGGACTCTATTGTAAAGTTTTCCATACACTTTGAGATTTTTAATGAACTCTTTCATTACCGTGTTAGGAATAATTTTTCCGATATCCCCGGTGTTTATCTGTTCATTTTCTCTCTGTTCAAAATTCCATACGCCTGTCCTTGCATACTGTGCGAACGCCTGGCGATATTCAATACTGTCTAAAATATTATCGCCCTGTCTCAGCGTTACAGACTGTACCTGTGCAAATGAAGCTATAGGATTACCGCCTCTAATCTCTGCTGTTGCCGGAACTTCTGAACGAGTTCCCAAAGGTTCTTCTGAACCTGCTGCCATCTCGTCATCTAAAGTATCAAGCTGTTCTTTAGCGTCTTTAAGTTCGTCAAGTATGGTCTGAAGCGTATCTCCAAGCGCACGCACTTCATCTGCTGTCTGTGCTTCTTTGATTAACTTGCGAAGTTCTTCTGCTTTTTTTTCTTTTGTCTCAATTAATTTCTTTAAAAATTTTTTCATGTTATTACCTCTCTTAAATATCATATAAATAGTGAGCTTTCAGCTTTTCAAGTTCTACATCATTCGCGTTGTCATTCTTTATTGATTGAGCCCTGACGCTATCCAGCGTGGACTTGACGCTATCCAGCGTCTCTTTTGCTCTTGCGCTTATTTCTGTAGCTTCATAAGCCGGGAACGTGACCGCAGATACTTCCAGTACCTGTCCAATCTTTTTTATATATCGCGTAGGATGTTCACTTTCGAGGTCTTCCCACTCCTCGTTATCTACGCTAAACATGAAGGACATACCGCTTATGTCTCCACGTTTTACAGCACTATAAAGATTTTTTGCGTCCGTGTTATTTTCGACGTCTAAATTTACCCTGATGCTCATACCTTTTTCATCTACTACCATTTGCATTGTAGAATTATCATTATTTCTTCTACTGCGCGCTAACGGTATCATATCTGTATTATGATTAACTAAGAATCTCACATCTTTCAGATCTGTATCTGTAAGAGCACCCGGCTCAATAATTTCATTAAAATATCCTAAATCAGTCATTGAACCATATACAATAGGACGTCCTTCAATATATGTACCATGAGCTTCATCATTTTTTGCTCTAAGTTCAAAATTATAAGCTCTTGTTATCGTCTGTTGTGCTTTCTCTTTCTGCATTGTCTGTTTCCTTTCCTATCTGATATTTACCAGCTATATTTATATCTACATAATTCAGACTCATCATACGTTTACCTGCTAGCTCAGGAAGCGGACGTAATCCGAAAAATACTCTTTTTTCATTTTCATATAATGCTCCCGAATCCCCTAGCAACCGAATCATCTCAAGTGTTTGGTCTGTTGTCATAAACGTTAAATCTTTTGTGTAAAATTTAATTTTGTTATGACATGCTTTTTCTCTGTCAGTAAAAAGTGTTTTTGTAAAAGCATTACTGATATGTACTACAAGCGGTTCTATCGTTTTTTGATAAAATGCTTCATATTGAGCTTTAGTATAATCACCTGTAAGAATTGAAAGCGGCACTCCAAATTGTCTGAGGATTTTTTCATCTATAAACTTAAGAGTATCTGTATCAACCAACTTTATTTCATGTGTTATCGGTGTATATTCGCTTTTAAGGTCGAGTGGCAGAAAACCGCTCTCACTACGCCTTAATTTTGCTTCTAATTCTGTTATAGCATTAGTCATTTTTCCGTCATCTAACATAGTGTTATATTTAACTACGCCGTTTACGGCAAAGCTGGCTTTCATTGCATTACTTACCCCATCCAGCAAGTCTTTATTTAACTGCAGCGTTTTCAACAATGACTGATTATCAGGCTGTCCTGATTCATTACCACCCATGAACTCATTAACGCTAAAATGATGTTTTATATGTATAACATCTGAATACGGTAAAGTTGTCTCATAATTATTAGAAAATGTAAGTTTAACATACAATTTATTGTTACTATCCTGTTGAAATTCAACGTTTGTAGGCTGCACAGGATAAAGTCCTGTATAATGTCTCTGTTCAGCTCCACTTTTAGAATCTGTCCACACGTAGTAAGTCGGTATTATCCAGCTATTGTAGTTAAAGAACAAATTCCACACAAATTTTTCTATAAATTCACTGGTGCTCATTATCTCATTGGGATTATCAAGCACACTCTGTAATGTACTATTTACAGGAGTAACATCTGTGCCATTTTCGCGTATATGGGTAGGTAAAAGTTTAATACATTCGCTTACTATACAGTTAATGGCCTGCTGAACTACATCACTAGCGTATATATTCTGTCCAAACTGCGAAAATAGCGGCATATAACCATTAAGCATTTCAGCATATGTATTTCCAACTTTAGGTTTTTTCCTTAATTTGTCTAACCAACCCATTACTTTACCGCCTTTCTGTTCACTATCTGATTAAATTCACTCTTATACCGTCTGTACATTTCGTACAAACCTATCAAAGTGACAGCTCCGTCAATCTTATTTTCATTGTTAGTCTTAATACAAAGAGCCTGCCGCCTATCATTAACCTTTACGCATGCGTTTTTAAAATTCCATATGTCAACCGGATTTTCATTATAATTAATCAGCCTGCTCTTTAAATCTGCTTCAACAAGTCTCAAGGCATTATTTAGTGTATCTGCATTTTGTAACACCATTTCCAGCTCTCCGCTTTCTTTCGTCCAGCCGTAATCGTTCATCCTTGCTATCCATGATTTGCTAAATTTCTGATCATATCCACAATGAAGCAACTTAATACCATATTTTGTATATAGCGTATAAAACCAATCCGCTATTATAGTCATGTCTACTTCATTTTCTTTGCATATCGTAATGTGCCCGGCGTCTGCCCACTCCTTATAGTGTGCCCCGGCATTATGGTCATCATTATCAACTTCCAGCTTTGAGAGTGGTATAAAATACTGAGTGTAAATGTACTTAATGCCGTCATCAGGTTTCATTAACAAAACTTTTGCACAACATAGGTCTGTAGTCTCTGCTAAATCCACCATACCTAAGCATACTGCATTTCTAAAACTTTCTATGTCATATGTAGCCTTATATGTGTAATCTTCTATATTCAGCCAACTTTCAACAGCATTTTGTTTTATATTAAAATCTTTTGCCAGGACAAAAATACGGTCTGCCTTTGACTCTTTCGCAAGCTCTATCTGCTCATCTAAGTAATCCCATTTTTTTACAATTCCAAGCGTAGGGTTAGACTTCATCCATGAATGTCTGTTAGTCCATATTTCAGCTTCACTATCTTGTGTATATAGCCAGTCAAGTCTGCGTTTATATACCTGATTATCACTTTCACGATAAATAGCCCTATGTGCTTTCTTTAATTCTTTGTCAAAAAATCCTTCCATTACAAAGCCTTCTGTACTTATCAGAAAAAGCTTAGGATTATCTTTTAGGGACTGGCTCTGTTCTATTGACTTAACAATGACATTTGTAAGCATTTCGTGACATTCGTCCACAGTTGCGTAATCTATATTACGTCCTTCTTTATTGCGTGTTCTGTCCGATAACTTGAATATCTTAGAACCATTGTTTTTATTAGAGATAAATCTCTGATTACGCCATGTATCGCGACTGTCAGGATCTATTAATAGTCTCATAACATCAACGGCATCATATAAGATAGATGCCTGTGCGTCATCATTTGAACTACACACTATATCAGAGCCAGCAGGTCCAACAACAAGCTCTGTCAGACTAAGCGCCGAGCATGTCTCGCTTTTAGTATTCTTACGTGCTATTTCAAGCAAAATTCGTTTAAATCGGTCAAAACCTGTCTCTGACATTTTGAAGCTGTATGTTGCTTCTATAAATGCTTTTTGCCAATCCATTAGTACCATTGGCTGATTATAAAATGGACTGTGAGTAAGCCTTATGCAGTTTTCCATGAAATCCATGCGCAGTTGAGCGTCTGACGTATCATAGTAATACTCATCACTATTAAAGTCATCAGCTAAATTATTTAACTGTGTTTTTAAATCCTCGCCTATAACATATGTTCCAAGCTCACAGAGCTCTTTATATCTTAATAAGTTGCTATTGTCCGGAGTCCATATTGTTTTATTCTGTATTAACATACTTTTTTGCCCACTTCCTTAAAGGACTCTCTTCATTGTCTACGTCCTGTCCGGTTGTTTTTGCAATGACTTTGATAACATTGGTATATTGCTGCAATGTTTCTTTGTAGAGTTTCGCCGCTGCTGTTGTCTTTTGCCGTTCAGGGCAATCATTGTCTATTTTTATTTGTGGCAGACTTCTGTAATATTCCAACTGTTTCTCCATAAACAAGAGTTCATCTATAAACTGTTCAACCAGTTCAGAATTTATATTTATTAACTTTTTTAACTGTTCTTTCCTACTCATATTTTTTCTCCTATTTTTTCAAAACAGAAAATCTTGTTTTTCTTTTTTCTGTGGAAATTAAGTTCCCCTTAACAGTCCCCTTACAGTTCTGAATTACTGCAAGGTGGGGGGAGTGTATCTATCCCACCAATCGTTTATATACTGCTGCCACGTTTTATTATCTCTGCTGTCATCTGCATAAAGACGTTTAAGACATTCTTCCTTACTTGTATCAATAAATATAAGTTCAGCAGACAACTCTTTAGCTAAACGTTCCCTTTCGCTTATTAGTGGATATCCACCTATGATGTAAGCATTAAGCCACTTTCCGCGTCTGTATTTAACACAATCAAGTAAATAATCTCTTATACCAAACGCCACAGCATTAAGTCTTTGTGGCTTTGAATATCTTTCACAACCCGATATACAAGACCATATCGAATCCATATCTATAACCAAGTCTCCTGCTGCCAATACATCTCTTACATAAGAGCTCTTCCCACTACACGGCGAACCGTATACTATGTAAATAGACCGTCTGCTATGTTGTAGCTTATTATGTATAATGTTGTGGCATTTATGATGAACTAACATAACATTATCAGGATTCAGACTTATATTAGCGTCTGTGAAGTTCTCATCTGTAAGCTCTGTTTTATGATGCCCTATACAGTCATATTTCCGGACAATAGGCTTATTACAATATTCACATATCAACTGTCCTGTACTGTCTACTCTTTCATGCTTAAGCGTCATTAATAATAAGAGCCATTGTTTAGATCTATAAAAATCATATAATGTGTACATATTATTTAACCGTATAAAATTCTCTTATCGGGAAATTCACGCCATAGTTTTGAGCTGTATTCATACCATATGCACTAAGTGATATCCCTGTGTTATCGATTCTTATTTTTCGCCATATCGTTATCGAATCAATATCGAAATCAGTGTGATCAAAGTCACATTGGCTATAAGGTTTGAATTGAGTTGGCAGACGGCATATGTTTAAACCATCAAACTTACCTGATGCCTTTGCTAAGGTAACACTTGCAAAACCATTAACTTCTACTATTTTTCCGATTTTACGTACACGCAAATAACTTATTTTAACTTTATTTCCTGCATCATCTGTAACAGTAGTGTTGTCAGCTATTAAATTAGTCCATTCCGATTCTGTTACGTAATTGCTTATATCAGTCTTATTTTTATTTTCATCAAAAGCATATAAACTCATAATCTATATCTCCTTTACTGATGATTTACTGATGAATGTCTTTAACATTGACCCAACATGTTACCTGGCCTGCTACACCTGTTCTCTCAGGTGCATTAGTGATACGAATACGTCCATTTTTTACTGCATCATCCCATAAGTAATATGTACCTGTTTTCTTGGCGTATGATGATTTGCTCGTTTCTGATGTATAGCAATCCGTATTATCTAATGTGATTTTCTTACCTGTTTCAACATCCGGAGTTGGGGTTTCTGCTGCCTGTTCAAATTCAACCGGGCAATAAATAAATCCTTCAAATATTCTGTCATCAGCATACTTGTAACCGGATTCTTTTGTTAATAATGTTGTATAAAACTTCGCTCCGCCGTACGCTGACTGTGATACAACAATATCTCCATTCGCTTTAACTTCTTCAACTACAGCGATATGTCCGGTCCCGTCTAAGCTATTATGTGTACTACCTGCATACCACACAATCACCGCGCCGAGTTTCGCCGTCTGCCCTACTTTCATTCCGTTTGCCTTTGCCGCATCAAACCAATCTTCCGCATTACAAGCCGGAAGTTTCCAGTCCACTTTATTTTTTCCTATAAGTTCTAACAATCTACCCTGTGCATAGCCTACGCAATTAGGAAGCACAGACCCAGTATCTTTATCTATTACTATCGCTGTATTATATCCACCATGTGTATAGTGTATATAATTCTTGTTATCTGCTGCCGGTTCTGTTAATCGTGGTGTGAATTTCATTTTGTTCTCTCCTTTTACCAACTGTTATTCTCTATTTGCTTTTCCCTCAACTCTAATTCTTTTCTTTTTAGATCTAAAGATTGAGGGTCATTGCTCCAATTTTCTTTATCATAATTTTTAAGCAAAAGATTTATGCTCGCCACATCCGGCGGCATATATTTTTTAGTGGTTACAATCTTTTGAGTACCATCCGGATTCTCTGTTATTTTCTTTTCCTCAAAAAAGAAACCTTTGGCTCTTTTTATCAAAACGCTCTTAAGCTCTATTACCAAATTAGAGCGACCTCTTTTAATAGCTTGCTCTAATTGCGGAAATTTGCTTTTATACTCACAGAAATTCCGATATCCAACGCTTAATTTTTTTGCTATCTGAGCTTCTGTCATTGTTTGAGCCCATTCGCTTATATTCTCCAGGTAAGGCTCAACATGTGTAAAATATTTAGTTTTACGTCCAGCCTTAGCCATTTTTTATATCAACTTCTTTCGCTTAAGTCCGACCAAGCAAGCCTCCTCTTTACCTGACAATACCTGACCTTTGTAGGTTGAGTAGGCTTGCCTGGTTATCTTCTTTTCTTTGTATAACCGTTTCAGCAATTTAATTGTTTCCATGCTCAAGATCACTTATCCTATGGTTTATTACTTTTATCTGTTCCTCCAGCACAGGAACACGCTTAGCAAAATTATTATGCTCTCTAACTTCTCGCGTCAGCTCGTCTATTTTATAATCCGTAACCGCCTGAGAAGTCTGTAAGCTATGCTCAACTTTTTTATTAGAGCTCGCATTAGTAAGAATCACCCCAATGAGTGTAAGAACTCCGACTATTATTTCTACCATACGTGTTTACTCCTTCGCCTGTTTAATAAGCTGATTTGTGTACACTGCTACTCCTGTAATGAGTATTCCCTGCGTGATTGCTGTAAATATACTTGCCAGGCTAAAGCCTTCTACAGCGATTATGTATACAGCACTCAATACAACTCCGATTAATCCTAAGATTGCCGGGATGTACTTATCTTTAATCTTTTCTGTGTTTTTAATGATTAACCCAATCACATAAAGTACCGGAATGATTATTAAAAGCTCCGGCTTGATATACTCCTTATATTTCATATTGCTACCTCTCTTTCTACTACACTGCATTGTGTGAGCGTGGCTCAAATACATGAGACTCACGCTCCTTGTATCATGTTTTAATTGTAGTATTATTCAGGTTTTATTTTTAGAGTACATATATGCACATAAAAAGAGCCAGCGTAATGACGTTGGCTCTTTGTTTTAATTGATTAGATTAAATATTTTAATACACAATGCTTTTTTATTTCTTACTATCGTTGATATATCGACGTAACACTTGTCCGCTATTGATTCAAGTGTGCGGTTATCTTTATAGTACATTTCTAACACATTATAATAGTGGTGGTCTTTTATCTGACTTAATGCTTTTGCAATATCCGGATCTTTGTCAGGTTCTTTGTAATACTCTCTTAGTCGCTCTCCTATCTGCTCATATATGATAAGTTCGCTGTACTTGATCATTGAATTTCCGAGCAATTCGTTTACTGTTTCTTTCACTACACTCTTAATATTTTCATCAGTCATGTAATACCTCTCTTTCTTTTATTGTCCTGCTGCCGTTATCGCTTATCCTTCATATCCTTCATATCCGTGCTGCTTTTTGTAGTTCTTTTTCCATTGCCTATAGTTCATTGTTGCGCCCCTCTTTCACACGGTGGCTCTTGAATTAAAAAGCCCTCTTCGTCTGTGTCGTCCTCGTTTGGCTGCCACATACAAAACGGCTCTACGCTTTCTGGTGCGTCGCTAGGTCTGCCAAAATATGTGCATTTTTCGCACTTACTTGTTGTGTCCGTTTCGGCTACTCTCAATACCTCAATACCTAGTATGCAATAGTCGTCTTTTAAGCCCGTCCAGTTCTCTAGCATATAAACTACATCCGCGTCTATGTACTTGCCCGTCTCTTGTCCGTTTGTGTACTCTTTTAACCTTAAGCCGTCGCCCACCTTAAAGCCTCTGTCATTCTTTCTCAGCTCAAAGCGTTTTTTACCACTTGCTACGTCCGTAAAAAACATTTGCGCCAGCTTAAGCTCGTGTACTTTCCTCTCTAGCTTGCTGTTAAGTGCTGCATCTATACGCTTTTCTCTTTCCATTTTCTCTAGCTTGCGCTTAGTCTCTCTGTCTATGCGTGCCTGCTCTTCGTCGTATAGCTGCTCTGGCGTCTTTTCTGCCTCTGCTTTGTTAATATACTTGTCGCACTTTTCGCAAGTTCCCGTTTTTACGTTGCAAGTAGAGTAATTTAAGCAGCTATAGCATAAGCTCGTTATACTTTCTGGGTGCGGCGTCTGGTATTCGTCTCCAGCTTTACGCTGCTGCACCTTTTCTGCAATTTCCTTGGCTCTTACGTTTCCGTCCTCTGCTGCCTGCGCTGCTATTGCTCTCTGTTCCTCTTCTGGCAGCTTGCTTGTTTCATATGCAGCCGTAATACCCATATTGCCAGCTTTAAACTGCTCCTTTGCCTCTGACACTAGGTTTTTATCTATACTTTCCATGCGCCCTATGTTTGTCCCGCTTTCGCCCAACAGTTCTGCTATTACATCGCGCATCTTGCCTTGTATCTCTAAGCCATCCTCGTCTTTGGCTCTTATTAAGGCTCTTTTAAGTCTTACCGCCTGCTCTGTTTTTTCATAGGCTGTAAGCTCTCTGTTAAAAGCATTTCCTACCAGTAGGCTAAGCTCAAATGTTGCCTCTGTCATATCTCTAAACAGATACCGCACTTTTTTATACTCTTCGTGCCCCTGCTCTACCAGCAACTTGTTAGCAAGGTTTCTGCGATGCCCACTTATTATCTTGTACTTGCCGTCTATTCTTGCTAATACTGTTGGCTGCTGCTGTCCTACTGTTAAAAAGCTGTCTGCAAGCTCTTGTATATTGTCCTGCGAATAAAAATTGCTTTCACATGGCTCTACATCGTATGGGCTTAAGTATATCTCTGTGTAATTCTTAACTGTTTCGCTTGCCTCTGCCTTTGTCTGGGCGTTCATAATATCCATAAAGCTAAATTTTCCCTTTGCCATAGCCTACTTACCTGCCTCTCTTAAATACTCTGTGATAAAGCGCTTGTAGTCCTGCGCCGCTCCGCTCCTTGGGCTGTACTCATATACTGGCTTGTTAAAAAATGTGCTTTCTGCTGCCTTGTCTGTGTATCTTATTTTTGCCAGCATCTTAACCGGGCT